ATTGTTTTTTTTTAATTAATTGTTGTTTATTATTCTTCATATTTTTTGATGCAATCTTTTACAAATTGCAGGTTGTTTGGGATGAAGTTTTCCTCAAACATTCCTTGGGGTGATTTACATGTGTTCTCTCCATTGTTTTGAGTTTCAAAACCATAATGAAGAACACCATCATCTTTTTTAATTACTTTACCAAATAAAACTATAGAAAATAAGCCTTCCAAAGTTAATGCATTATCAATCATTTTACCAATTGTTTTTGCTTTAATTCTTCTATTTCCATTAATGTCTGTTGCATCCTCAGAATGAGTTAAAAAGAAAATAGTTAGATCATCTCTCAAATCTTTAGGTAGTTTAGCTACTTGAGCTAAGTTTGCTGCAATTTGAGTAAATTTCTCATAACCTTTTTCATTTGCTCTATCAAAATATTCAAAAGAACTCATATATTGCCAATCATCAACAACAAGTGTTTTGATATGGGGCATTTTTTCATTCACATGCAATATGGCTTTTATAACGCCAGCCGCAGTTGAAGAAGATGCAATGTTTCCTTTTGGATTTTCTTTTGTAATTTGAGAATACATAGATTTCCAACCTTTAAAAGGTAAAGGTTTGTTTGCAATGTTAATTACAAATGTCTCATCAGGATTTAAATGCCTGATAGCTGTTGATTTACCTGTACCTGAGTCTGCAATGATTAATACACTTTGTGCCATATTTATTTGTTTTTATTAAGGATACTATTTAATGTTAACTGAATTGATTTAAGTGTTTTATTGATTTCAAGTAAAGCATCTACTAAACCTGGATCTTCTTTTTTATCAGGATCTGGCAAATTTGGATTTGCAAAGTCTATAATAAGTTTTCCTCTATTAGTTACATCATTTATCACTTTTAATTCATTTGCTGGAACAAGATGTCTAATAAATCCTGTACTTGATTCAATTAATTCATATTCATCTTTCCAATGAGGATTATGTTTGTGAAGATATAATGTTCTTTTTGGATCTTCAATATCATAATTGATACTTACAAATTCAGTATAAATATCTTCTTCTTTTTCAAATTCACTTGGAAAAAAACTAACATATAGTTCATCTTTTCCAGTTGGCCTGTATGCCATTTTAGGGATATATAATGCATTGATTATTCCATTAGTTTGGAAATAATCTTCATGCTCTTCTCTTAAAGCGTTTACTTTAGTTTTACGTTGATCTGGTGTTATTGCCATTTCTTTTGTTTTATTTATATTTTTAGTATTTAACATTGTATTTTGTTTAAATTATCTTCTTTCTTGAACTGCTGGTGTAGCCATTTCTTCAATTTGCATTGATTCAAACTTAGCTTTAAAAAAACTCATTCTAGTATCACCATTCCTTGCTTTAAGAAAGTGTAGTACTATAGTTTTATCATCTTCAATGATATATCTATCTGGGCCATAAAATCTAATCTTTTGTTTTGCGGGTCTGTTGATACCAACTAAAGTATCAGCGTGTTGTAGCATTGCATCTGAACCAAATATGTCTGACTCAAGAATGTAATTACCATACTTACCGTCTATTGCTCTTTCAGGATTATCAATATTTCTATTAAGTTGTGATAAAGCAATAAATAAACAAGGATAGTCACGTTTACATTGTGTAAAGAACTCACCCAATTCAAATAACATATCTAATGTATTGTTTTGGTAAGGTGCTCTTTTAACCAACATAGTGTGATCCAAAGTAATTATTGTTTTTATTCCCTTGTGTTGATTCATATACATATCAATTTGCTCACGCATTTGATTTACAGTCATAGGAGTACTAACAATATCTACAGGATGTTTAACTCTTTCTTTAGCATATTGATGACAAGTATTAAGTGTTTCAGCAGTAATTAAACTTCCTGCACTACATAACTCTTTATAAGTTTTGCCGGTGACTGAAGAAAATTCTCTAATTGCTGAGGTTCTACCAACCATCTCATATTGAAACTCTAATACTCTAAATGTATCATTAGGATTCAATGCAAAAGACTCTCTAACAATTTGATCTTTGATTAATGTTTTACCTGAACCAGGTCTTCCACCAATAACCGTTAATGTATTCCACTCTAAACCATCAGTTGTAGCATCATTGAATTTTGGCCATGGTGTATATATAGACTTCTCCTCACCGGTTTGTCTCTTGTACATATATTTTAATGCTTCATTAAAGGCAGCATATTGACCTATCCATGATTCTGTTGGTTTACTCATAGTTATTTTTTACTATTAATTAAATGGTTAATATCATTCAAACATAAATCAATTTCATTTTGTTCAGATGCACCCTCTTGAATTTCATCAAGACATAGTTCTAATAATTCTTCAACTTTATCTGAATGATTTGGATGTTGTTTAATTACTTCATTTGCAAAAGCTTCTAATTCTTGGTATGTCATATTACATTTTCTTTAAAGTGTTTAGACTCTGTTTCTACACCATCTTTAATCATGTCACAATAATCCGCTAGTGTAGATGATTTTACTTTGTGTTTATCTTGTTTGCATATAAAGTACTGACTGGTTTGCATATACATGTATTGTGCATCCCGGTATTCATTTACATACATCTTAGTAGCTTTTATAATTTGTTCCCAAGTATAATCATATGTTTCAAATAACCATCTGAATGATTCAGACAACATTTTTACATTAACTCTGGCTGGTTTGCCACTGGGAAGTTTTATATTAGGAAACACTTCTCTATAGATATTTATTTTATCAACAAAGTCTTGGCCCATCAACTGAGCATCTGTTTTTTTCTTTGCTTTGGTAAAATAATTATCTAAATGTACTATCAAGCTTTTGGCTTCAGCACTCATTGTATATTTACCATTATCCAAGATTAAAAAGCCTAATTTTTCTAAGGCTAATTTATCATCAATTGTAATTTGTGGCAAAGATACTCCTTGCTTTATTCCAAATAATAATAGTACTTGGTTTGGTGTTAAATTGTTTTTCAGCATTATCTGAAATAGTTCCCACATGTTGTTTTATTATTTATTATAAGTGTTTGATTATCAAATATATGATTCAAAAGATAGACAACAAAAATAAACAAAATTTACCAAATAATCAAAGGTTTATTTTGTTTTTGCAGTTCAATATTTACTTTATTAAACACATCATTATGGTCCCATTCTCCACCTTTGTATGCAGCTGATGCTGGGTGTGAACATTTAAGTATTTTACAATTAGGTAGTAAGGTTTCCCATTCTTCAGCTTTTTTACCCATTAATACAAACACTGTATTTTTTTTGTGTTTGTTGATATTACCAAATATGTAATTTGTAAATGGTTTCCATAAGTTATAGTGTGAACCTATTTTGTTAACCTCAACTGTAAATGCTGTATTAATAAGTAATACACCTTGGTTGGCCCAACGTCTTAAATCACATTCTTCTGGAGTATAAATAACTCTACCTGTATCAGTAAAATCACCTATTGTTTGTTTAAGTATATATTGTAAAGACTTTTCAGCTTTACCTTTTTTTGAGCAACTAAATGCTAAACCATCTGCTGATCCTAACTGTGGATATGGATCTTGTCCTACTATGACAACTTTAAGATCATCATATGTACATTCTTTAAATGCATTAAATACATCTTTGAATGGTGGAGTAAATCTTAGGCCGTGGTTAACAGCTGATTCCAAAGAAAAAAATACATAATCAAATGACTTACTATCTACAAAAGGATTAAGTATTGCATCCCATCCTGATGTTTTTGAATCAGTTTTTATCTGATTTTTAAATTTATTTATATTTGTTTCCATTTTATTTGTTTTAATTTGTATATTTGTCAATAAATACATTTAATATGAGTGAAGAAAATAAACTGCAAACATTTGATACATATGACTTTAAAGATACCATTAAAGGTATAGAAGTATCAACAGCCTATATTCCGGGGCTTCAAAGAATTTTAACTGATATGTTTATGAACTTTTCGGGTGGTACTAGTAAACTACCAGAAATGTTTAAGAAATTTGAACAAAATATTGATAAAAATGAAGAAGATAAAGTTAACTTAGAACTCAATAAAGAAGAATCTGACATTTATACTTTATTTTCACTTCTTCAATTATTCAAATATCTTGCAAACGAACAAGGTCTAGCTAAAAAAACAGAAACTACAGCTACTATTGAAGAGTTAAAAGAACTTGGATTAATGATGCATAGACAGGAAGATATAACTGATAAACTTAAAGAACTTGAATCTAAAATAAAAGTTTTAAGTTAATTATCTTAGTTGCATTCCACTAAAATCTCCAATTTCTATACATGCTTGTATAGCTAAATTTAATTCAGCTTTATCACATTGTCCAAATGATTTGCAGTATTCTTCTTTATCTCTGGTAAAGCAAAGGCCTGCTTTTCTTTTTACTATTAGTTTACACTCTTCAAAAGTGTATCCAATTTCTTGAGCTATTTCTCTAATCATTGCATGTAGTCTAGCTAACTGAGGATTACTTCCTTTTTCATCACTTACTCCTACAAATATTTCTAATTTAGCACCATCAGGTAATTCATTCAAAAATTTTTGATATTTGTTACCTACAGCTTTAATTGGAAAATCTAATGTACCATTTTTAATTGTACATTGAATAAATATGCTGTTTTTCATGATATAATCATATATAAGTGATCTCCTTCTTGTTCATCTCCTGGATCTGAAAATATTATTTTTAATTCAGATTTCTTTTTAATAATCTCATGTTTTTCACCACAAGTATTACAAACAATATCAGTTTCATTTCTATATATTGATTCATTAAAACAATGAATACAAAAAGCATCATCCATATGTGTGAATTCTTCACATGTTATTCTAGCCATATCTGCACAGTATGCATCATAATCTCCTTGATAGTTATTTTGGATTAAATCCATAAATACTTCTTTCATTTTTCCCATAATTTTTATTTGCTTAAAGGGTTATAATATTTAATTTTATTTGAATCAAAATCTTTTAAAGTTGTTTTTACCCATAATTCATCTTGAGTATTTTTATAACATAAAATATGACATGTTGCTTTTTCTTTTGGATTAAGACGTAATAGTCTTCCAATTCTTTGAGCACTTTTTCTTTCATTACCATATGCATGCATAATAATACCTTGTTTTAAATTAGGGATAGTAACACCTTCACTCAATTGTAATACACAAGATAATTTATCAATTTTATCATCTGAAAATAATTGAAGATTTTCTTCATTATTAGAGTTTCCAGAATGATAACTGTGTTTTGATAGTTTATCTGCTTGCTTTTGAGTATTAGCAAAAATAATACATTTACTATTTAAATTTGGTAGTAATGATTTTACATAATCTTCTTTGGTTTCATATTCCATTAAAGCTCTCATTCTCATAATAGCAGCAAGTTGTTTAGCTTTCATTGACTGAGCCTCACCACATTTTGTAGTTACATATTCATAATCTTTTCTTTCAGAAGTCCACCAATGCCCACCAGATTTTTTTTCTTTTTTTAATGTCAATAACTTTGACAGTTCTAATTCATGTACTACTATCTGATAATCATTTAGTATTTTTGAGTTAGTTGCTTCATCAATGGTAAAAGTGTATTTAATTGGACAGTATTTATTTACCATTTTTCCTTTTTCAGAATCATTGTATTTTGGTGGTGTTCCAGTTAAACCAAGTATTTTACCTTTAAAGTTAGATAAAAATTCAGAATGTGTTTCTAATAAATTATGACATTCATCTAAATAAACTATATCAAAATAATTAAAATCTTGTTTGCTTAATGATAAATATGTTGTAAATGTTAAATGTGAATTTACAATATCATTTCCCATTTTTATAAGTTCATTTTCCCAAGATTCTTTAACAGATAATTTTGGTATAACTACTAATGCTTTTATAAATGGATTATAATTATACAATAGGTGTTGTAAAGCAATTCTTGTTTTACCAACACCCATTGATATAGCTAATCCACATCTTTTATGATTTAATGCAATTTTTAATGCATCTTTTTGTACAATTTCTCTATTCATTTGGTTTTTTAATATTTAATAATATTGTATCTAATGAATGTTTAACATTACTTAGAATTTCTGTTTCAATGCCTTTAAAATGATAATATAATTTATTATCAAAGTTTCTTTTTAAGTTATAAAATTGTTTTCCTGATACAAAAATATCATAACCATAAACATGATTAACAATTTGAATTCTTCCACCATCAATAACAATAAAATAATCATTGTATTTTATATATCTTTTTCCTGTAATGGGGCAAAGAGATAATATACTATCTTTATTATTTAATATTAATAGTGATATAGATAACACACATCTTTCATTTGGTGTTAATTTTTTTTTCCTCATATCAGGATTTACCATATTTATTTTGTACCAAATATATTTTTTTATATATGTACGTTTAATTTTATGTATAAATAATTTAATTATGTCAGTTGATTTCATAATTTTAATGTTTTGGAATTTGATTTAAAATGAATTTGGATACATAATCCAATGTACTTCTTATTTCATTTGCATCTTTATCTTCACCATTATTTTCTAATTCATCTGCAAAATTATATAATCTAAATAATTTAATAAAAGCAATTTCTGCTTCTGATGTTTCAATTTCATTCATAATTGTTGTTTTAAAGTTTTCTAACTAATTCAAATATTTTATTAATTATTATATTTCTTTGAAAATTATCTTCAATAATTGGAATACATCTTTGCTGTTCACTAAATCCGGATGCATCTTTATCATATACATATGCCTCTAATAATAATTTAAGCATGTCTATTTTTGATATAAGTATTTCATTATCAAGTCTTATATTTTCTTTTTCTAAAGCTTCTTTTTCAATAAATGCTTTAGTTCTATCTATATTTTTGTTATTTGTATCCATAATTATATATTTAGTGTTTAATTAAATATACGTTATTCAAAGCTTTTTCTGCTATATTATACATGGTAACTAAAATATAATTTCTATTATAAGGACAATCTTCATTACCAATGTGATGATGAAAGTCAATTAAATCTTGTAATGCTTTTTTTAGCACTATATTTTCTTCTTTAAGTATATTTTTATTCATATATATAATATTTGCATGCAATTTTAGGTAAAATTCATGCAAATTTGTAGTCAGGACAGGATTTGAACCTGCATATTTAGGGCAAGCGCCCTTTGTGTTTACCGTTTCACCACCTGACTATATTTTTACATACTTTTAACAAATTGCGCCCATTTATCTTGAATTGCACCTATTTTTCTTCAATTTCCTCATTTTCTTCAATTACAAGGTATTTTGTACCATTTTCCAGTTTTTTAACTTGACCTGTTTCCATAAGTATTTTTACAGTTTCAGGATCTAATATGTCAAATGTCTGTTTCATATATATAGTTTTCATAAATTTACATACCTTTTATAAGTTTAAATTCTTTTGGTTTAATATCTGCTATCTGAAAAACCTAATTCAATGGCATCAGTGGGATTGGTTTCTATCCAAGTATGACAGTTTCTGCATACTGGTAACCAGGTGGTTGTATCTAAATGATATTTACCCCTGCCTTTTTTGTGATGAACATCTGTAGCATGCAAAGAACACTGATGGATCTTTGCATGACATACAGGATGTTTTGTTAAATAAACTTTGCGTATTTTAGAATACTCAGAGTTTACTTGAGACAATTTGGTTGAGACTTTTTTGATTCTCATTAGTAGTTAGTGTAAAAAAGTTTTTAGGTAATAACCCTTTAGACATAAATCTTAAGATTACATCTTCATAGGTAATACCTAATTCTTTTAATGTTAATGTATTGTTGTAATCTTCTAGTATTTCATCATCCGGTATAGAAAGTATATATTCTATTGTTGGACCATGAAATGTTCTACGAAAATACTCATTAATTCTTTTACTACAAATAGTTTGTTTCCAGGCATTTATCTCTCTTTGAGATCTTCTCCATACTTTAGATATTCTTCTTTTTTTATCCCAGTGTAGAGTTTCAACTTCTTCTTTAGTATATACATTTAAACCGTGTAATACTCTTTTAAAAAGAAAGTGTTGATAGGAATTTAACTTAGTGTAAACTAAATTGTTAATGATAGAGGGTGGATGAGATTGGTATTCCTCCAATAGTCCATAATACTGATAACGTGATTCACGTTGGCTAATAACTCTTATTGAGTCATTTTGCTGGAGCTGAGTTAATTGTTCTTGAGATAGCATACATGTTTTTGTTTGATTTTTGGTTATGAATTTTTTTGTTGTTTTTTAATACTTTTTTTTAAAAACCTGTGTTGTTACAGAATTAGTATATTTTGTTGATTCAATACTAATAAACTTTATTGAATCAACTAAGTGCGGTTGGGTTTCATTACCAAATAAACCCTCAATCCACATTTTATAAATTATATTACCTGTTTCATTATCTAAAAAGTAAACATGTTTATAATCTACTGTTCTTTTAGCTATAGGTGAAACCTGTATATAAGTTTTGGTGGTTGAACACCCAAACATTGTAACTAAGATTAATATTATTATTATTTTCATAATCTTGATATTGTTAAATAGTTTGCATATGCATCTTCATATGTCATGGCCCATATTCTGTAGCCATCAATAACAAATAGTTGTTTTTCCATTAGTCTTTAATTTTAGTTTTTATTTTATTAATAAATTCAGGAAAAGCCATAAACCAAAGAACATACAAACCCATGCATGTTAACAGTAATAAACTGATTCCTAGTATAACCAATACTATTATTCCAATAATCTTCATTAGTCTTCTATTTTAAGTGTTTTTATTAAAATAAAAAAGGCTAAAACAAGTTTAGCTTTATTTAATTTCCTTTGAAGGAAAACCTTTTATATTTATATTTTGGGGACTAATTAAAGTTCAAAAGTCTCTCCTTCTACAAGATCTAACTCTTCATTTGGTTCTTTAGTTACTATTTCATCTTCATCATCTGGATCTGGTGTACTAACAACTGGTTGTTTTACATTAATACCAAATGCTTCTGCTGATGTTGCTTTATCAACTTTAACTGAAGACTTTGCTAAATTAAAAGATGAACCTCCATTAGCTTCTCTAATATCTTGTCCATTAGTATGAGCTACTAATATATCTTCTGCTGCAGTATCTGTAACATAAAATGTTTTCCTATAAATAGGTTGACCATCTTGACAACAAATAATACCTGTTTCACCTGCATACTTATAATCTCTTTCTGCATCTGTTGTATTAAATGGCTCCAATGATTCTTTAATTACAATTTTACCAGGTAATGTAGTTTTGTCTGTTAAGCCTAAACTTTGTAAGTCAGACAATTTACCATGTAATAATGTACTTAATACTGATCTTTTAACCCAATTGGTGTTACCAAAGGTTACTCTTTCTTGTTGTAATCTAACGTGACCAAATTCTGAATTTGTACTAGATTGGCGGATAACATTTCCCATGTCATCAGCAATGATGTTTACTTTTGTTTGCATTTTTTTGTTGGTTTTTTTTTGGTTTTTTGTGAATAATAAAATGATTGGATGTATCTAATTAGATATCATCTGGAAAAAAATCTGAGTCTTCCATTTTTTCATAATCTTCTATTTCATGCAATTCCGGTTCCTTTTCTATAATTAGTTCATCAATGTACTCTTCATAAGAGTCATCATCAATATTTAAAGGAATTGCAATTGGTTTAGAAAATCTGTTATAAAAGGGATCACCCACTTCTTTTGTATAACCTGCACCAAGACCGTTTAGTTCTCTAACTTCACTATCAGATAAAGATAGATATTGTTCAACAGAACATTCAAGAATACGGCCGTTAGGCAATTGTATTATCATTTTTATTTTTCTAAAAGTAGACTAACAAATGTATAATAATAAAATTGTCATTAGCAATATTTTGTATGTTATTTTTTAATGGTAAGGAATATTTTGAGTATATATATAGCTAACATTTATTTTATTGTTAGCTTTTTACCCATTCTTTGAATATAATTACATGATTTTAACTCTTTTATAAGTCTATCAACAGTTCTTTGACTAATATTTAAGTCATCTGCTAATGTAGATATTGAAGGCCAACATGTTCTTTCTTTGTTTGCATAGCAAGCAAGCATAGTATATAGTGCTTTAGCTTGTATTGATAATTTTGGATCTGATATTACTTCATATGCTACTATTCCAAATCTATTTAATTTCTTGGACATGATCTCTCATAATTTTTAAAAGTATAAGATTTATGTCTAATTCTATAATCAATTCTTTATCATTAAATAAATATTTACTATTCATATACTTTCCAAAGTTGATCATTTTACCTGAAGAATCTTCTAATGCATTTTTTAGTTTTAACCATGAAGTAAATTCAGATATTAATAAAGCAATTGATATTTTTGACATATAATTAAAATTCTAAAGTTAATTGTTTTTCACACTCAGGTTCTAAAATAATCTTATTAAAGTATTCTATATCTAATTTATGACATTTAATTAATTCAAGAGGATTTAATTCAACTTCACGAAGGTTTAACTGTAGTTTTTCATCATGATATAATAGTTTTACTTTAAGAGACCTGTAAAGTGGATTATAAATTTTACTATGTCCCCATGAAGTATCATCTTCAACAAAACCAAATACATTTCCTTCACTGTCCATTAAACCCATATCAGTTAATGTATCTGACTCATAATACTTTGATATATCATAGATTGGGGGTTTAGTTTTAAAATATTCACCTCTTTGTAAAGGTTCATATTCAGATTCTGTTAAAATTAAATGTATAATATGTTCAATTGAATGTTCATCTAATTCTTTAAAAATTATTTCTTTAATATGTTTAGCATTTTTTGTGTTTTTTACAGAATCTGTATTTATGATTTCCATAAATACTTTGTTTAGTATTTCTTTTGATATTTTATAACATTCCATATTTTTATTTATTAATTTGAAAAAAGTGACTTAGTGTTCAAAAACAGTATGAATATAAAAGACACCAAGCCACTATAATTCAATGTTTTATAGTTTATAAAACGCCATGTGTGACGTACTAACAACAATAGTATTATATTACTGGTACTGTTAGTACGTCATGGGTGACGTTTTAGAATCAAGTATTTGTCTTAAAATAATTACCTGATTTTTCTTTTGAGATTCTTTTCCCAAACAAATCTTTGTATTTGAATTCAATTCCAACACACAAGATAAGAAATTGAATGTTACCTGAATTTTCAAGAGCTATAGCAAAACCAATTGCTGGTGCTAAACTAATACTAAATCTTGATAACATAGTGGTTTTACTCATATGGAATGAATAAAATAAAGCATTAAACATAACAAGTAATACAGCAATGTGTATCAATATAATGTGTAAGAGACTAAAACTAAATATTTTATGTATGTTAAATGCATATAATAATATTGATATTGCAGGTAATACTATTACATAAAAAAATTTGATAAATGATTTAAATTGATTTCTCATGATTTTTAAGTTGTTTTTAAGTTGTTTTTAAGTTTTTTTAAGTTGTTTTTAGTAACCTACCGTAACCTGGGTTACGATAGGTATTAAGTTAATAGTCATTACCTGAAAGATACATTAAGTATTCTTCTGGTGAGTCTTGATG